CCTTCCTATGATTTTAAGGTAACCACTAAATGGGCAATATCGTTTGCTCATTTTTGCGTTCTAGCACAAGAGCATGGCATTGAGATTCAGGTAGGTAATATATCTGGGTGTTCAGTTGTGAGCAGGGCTAGAAACCTAATTGCATATGATTTCTTAGAGTCGAATTGTACCGACCTAATGTTTATTGATTCAGACATTAACTTTGATGCCAATGACATTTTCAGGCTTATGGCTTGGAATAGTGACCCTGCAAAGGGCATAGTAGCTGGTATCCCTGTAGCCCGTAAGAAGGGTAAGGTCTATATATCTACCTTAGATGTAGATGAAGACCAACAGGTACATATGAATAGTATGGGCTTAGTTAGAGCTAAACGTGTAGCTACAGCCTTTATGATTATCCGTAGGGATGTATTTGAAACACTTAGAGATAACCATCCTGAGTGGCAATACATGGATGAACGTATGCAGGATAAACCATCCTATTCTTTCTTTGATTTCAAATCAACTCTAGAAGGTTATGTAGGCGAAGACTATCTATTCTGCGATAGAGCTAGAGAACATGGCTATGAGGTATGGATTGACCCAACCATTAAGTTAGGTCATGTAGGTGTCACTGAGTTTGAAGGTTCATTCGGTGAAGACTATCTTTATCCAATGTTATGTCCACTAGAAACTAAAAAGGCTGCTGCATAATGGAAATGATGGTATGGAACACTTTATTAACAGCAATGCTGGCAGTGGTTGGATTTATGGTTATGGAAAAGTTTAAGGAAGTTAATAGACTGGGTATGCTAATTAATCGTACTAGAGAAGAAGTGGCTAGAGAACATATTACCCGTGCAGAAGTTCATAGGGATTTGGAAAAGATTATGGTCCGCTTTGATACAGGGTTTAAAAAGCTCGAAGATAAAATTGATGCATTAAATGCAAGGAGAGAAATTCATGGGCAGTAAAACATTTAGAAAGGGTGGCATCATGGGGTTATTTAAGGGCAAGGAAACATACAAAGAAGAACTGGCTGAAGGTAAGGCTATTAAGTCTGGTAAGGTATCTCCAGAACAATATGCTAAAGCTGAAGGTAAGGAAAAGAAGTTTGCTGCTGGTGGTAAGGTTAAAGGGTATCTTGGTGGTGGAATGCTTAATGATATGATACCTAGAGCTGCTGTACAACCACCGGGGTCTACAGGTCCCGTAGGTGCAATGCCAAAATACGGCAATGGTGGTGGAGCACAAGGTGGTCTAGACCAAGTTAATCAGGGTTCGTCACAGATTGGTCAGTCTCTAGGCACTATCGCAGGTGCTTTAGGTACAGGAGGTGGTCAAGGACCATCTGGTCCTACAACCGGGTATCCCGGTGGAGCCACCGTTTTTCAATCACCTCAAACTGGATTTAAAAAAGGTGGTAGCGTTAAGAAGATGGCTATGGGTGGTGCTCCTATGATGCCTCCTCAAGCCCCCGTAGACCCTCGTATGGCTATGATGGCTAAGAAGAAGGCTCCTCGTGGTGTGGCTCCAAAACCTACTGGCATGATGCCTCCTAGACCTCCTATGGCTGCTCCTCAAGTCGCGCCCACTGCTCCTATGAAGAAGGGCGGTAAGGTTAAAGGACAAAGCCCTATCCAAACTAAAGCTAAAGGTGGTGCTAAGGTAGTCAAGATGGCTAAAGGAGGCTTAACATCAAGCCGTGGTGATGGATGCTGCATCAGAGGAAAGACAAGAGCATGAGGTCCTCTCGTGGAATGGGAGCTATCAGCTCCTCTAAGATGCCTAATAAGAAGACTATCAGACGTACTGACAATCCTGATGAAGTGTCTATGTACAAAAAGGGTGGTAGTGTTAAGTGCTATAATGAAGGTAGCCTTGTAGGTGTTGGTGAGGATGTAGATGGCGGTAGCGCAGGTCTAGGTAATAATGGTCTTCCAGCTGTCAAGGTCAAACCTCGTGCAAATAATCAAGCTAGTTTGGTTGGTGTAGGTGAAGATATAGATGGTGGTAGTGCAGGGTTAAGTTCATATCTAGATAGTCGTGCTGGTGGTCGTACAGGTAGAACATTATCAAACGCAGAAGCACTTGCTCATATACAGAAACAAAAAGATAGGCATATACAAAAGGTATTACAAGGTAAGAAAAAGGGCGGTATGATTAAAGGTAAGAAATCTAAATAATGGCTATAACCACTAGCGGTACAACATCATTTAATCTTCCTTTCAATGAGATAGCGGAAGAGGCATATGAACGTTGTGGCATTGAGATGCGGTCTGGTTACCAGCTCCGTACAGCTAGGCGCAGCCTGAATTTACTCACTATTGAATGGGCTAACAGGGGCATAAACCTGTGGACTATTGAAGAAGGTGAGATTCAACTGGTTACTGGACAGGTTAAGTATCCTCTACCAGCTGACACTATTGACCTATTAGACCATGTTATTAGACAAAATCAGGGTACCGCTAACCAGATTGATATAAGCATTAATCGCATATCAGCTACCACATACCTGCAAATACCTAATAAGTTGGCACAGGGCAGACCAATACAGATATGGATAGACCGTCAGACGGGTTTAAACAACCCTACAACAGCCGTTCTTGATGGCGGTATATCATCCACAGCAACCACTATAGATGTCTCGTCTACGGTACCTCTAGCGGCTTCTGGATTCATCCAGATAGGCACTGAGACTATCAGTTATACCAGCATTGTTGGGAATCAATTACAGCTCTGTAATAGGGGTCAGAATAACACCACTGCTGCTGCTCATCTAACAGGAGTTGCTATAACCAATCAAAACCTACCAAGTGTTAACCTATGGTTAGCTCCTGATGCAGGTGGAAGCCCTTACACATTAGTGTATTGGCGCATGAGAAGAGTAATGGATGCAGGTGGAGGAACAAGCGTTGCTGATATTCCTTTCCGTTTCCTACCATGTTTAGTGGCAGGATTATCTTACCATTTGGCTGTAAAGAACCCTGAATCGCAGGATAGGGTTCAGATGCTTAAACAGGCTTATGAGGAACAATGGCTAGTTGCTTCGCAAGAAGACAGAGAAAAGGCATCTTTAAGGCTAGTACCAAGACAGCTATTCTGGTGATATATGGCTAATACATATGCCAGTGGCAAACACTCGATAGCTGAATGCGATAGGTGCGGACAGCGGTATAAGCTAAAAGAGCTTAAGAAAGAGATAGTTAAGACTAGAATATTTAATATTAAAGTCTGTCCTGAGTGCTGGGACCCTGACCAACCCCAGCTATCTTTGGGTATGTATCCAGTTAATGACCCTCAAGCAATTAGAGAGCCAAGACCAGATACCAGCTACATAACATCAGGCACTAGCGGTCTTCAGATTACTGGCACCAATAGCACTGATATTAATTCTCTTGGTTATCAAGAGGATGGAAGTAGGATATTCCAGTGGGGATGGGGTCCAATAGGTGGTTCGAGGGCAGCAGATGCAGGTTTAACACCCAATTATTTAGTGTTGAATCTTCAGTTAGGAAATGTAACAATATCAACAACATAAGGAGTAGAAAATGTCTTTCACTAAAGATGCAGATGGTATAGCAAACAAAGGAAAAACCAAAGGTAAGCTTATTGGTAATGGTCCTTCAGTTATGGGATTTAATGGTGGCAAGAAGAGTGCTGGCGTTTCATCTATGAAAATGAAAGAGGTAGGTCGTAACATGGCTAGAGTTATGAACCAGAAATCTTCAGGAAGAGGTAGATAATGGCTAAGAATAACAAACCAAAAGACCCTAACCTATTGTCTGCTGAAAAGACTTCTCCACGCACAGGCGCAATGCGCGTAAGCATGGGAGACCCAGCTGCTGATGATGTCAAGAAAGATGGCATTAAACAACGTGGTGCTGGAGCAGCAACTAAAGGTTTTACATCACGCGGACCTATGGGTTAAAGCATGACATACAATGAGTTAGTCACAGCGGTACAGTCCTACACGGAAAACACGTTTCCGACTGTAGACATGAACCGTATGATTGAGCAAGCTGAACAGAAGATTTATAACGCTGTCCAGCTACCCTCGTTACGCAAGAATGTAACAGGTACCTGCACAATTAACAATAAATATCTATCTTGCCCTAATGACTATCTATCGTCTTTCTCATTGGCTGTTATAGATGCAACTGGAACCTATTCTTACTTATTAAACAAGGATGTAAACTTCATTCGTGAGGCATATCCAGCTCCAACAGACACAGGATTACCTCTGTATTATGGGTTGTTTGGACCTCAATATACCTACCCAGCTGAACTTTCTTTCATTCTAGGTCCAACCCCTGATTCAGATTATAATATGGAGTTGCATTACTTCTTCTATCCTGAGTCCATTGTTACCGCTAGTCAGACTTGGCTTGGTGATAACTTTGATACTGCTCTGTTGAATGGGGTGCTAATGGAAGCAATCACTTACATGAAGGGTGAGCCTGATATGCTTGCTCTGTATCAAGGTCGTTATCAAGAAGCTATGATGTTGCTTAAACAGCTGGGTGATGCTAAAGAGAAGGGTGATTCTTATCGTGATGGTTTACCTAAGTATCCAGTATCATGATAGCCCAGACCATAACCACATCGTTTAAACAGGATATATTGCAGAGTCTCACCACTGATGTACTGAAGATAGCTCTATATACAGGAGCTGCCTCTTTAGATGCAGATACGACCATTTACACGACTTTAAACGAAGTTGTAGGAACTGGCTATGTAGCTGGTGGTAAATTATGCAGTAACGTTACCATTAATACATCAGGTACAACAGTTTATGTAAGCTTTGATAATGTACAATGGACAACCGTTTCTTTTACCTGTAGAGGTGCTCTTATATACAATACCAGTAAAAGCAACAGAACTGTTGCAGTTTTAAACTTTGGTTCAGATAAATTAGCAGGACCGAACTTTACAGTAACACTACCAGCAAACTCTGCTAATAGTGCTTTAATTAGAATTTAAATTAGGAGTTGTAATGATAAGAGATAATGTAAATATGGCTGATACATGCGATGCATCTGTAATTAGAGGCGCGGGACAGACAGAATCAATAGGGCTATCTGGATACTACGAAGTGAAGTGTCACGGGTCTGACGGCATTCTTAAGTGGGAAGATGTTATCAATAACGTAGTCACGACAGTAGGTAAGAATGGTGTCTTAGATACATACCTAGGTAACGTGGCTGCTGGAACCATTGTAATGGGTCTTAAAGGCACTGGAACAGCTGTTGCTGCTGATACACAGGCAAGCCATGCAACATGGCTAGAAGTGGGATTAGCTAATGCCCCTACCTATTCTGGTAACAGACCAACCCCATCATTTAGTGCTGCTTCAGCTGGAGTTAAAAGCACAAGTGCTGCTTTGACCTTTGCTATGACAGGTTCTGGAACAGTAGCTGGATGCTTTATCAACGTGGGTGGCTCTGTTACCAAAGATGATACAACAGGTACATTGTTTAGTGCTGGTGACTTCACTGCTGGCTCTAAGGGAGTGACTTCTGGTGACACGCTGTCTGTAACTTATTCCGCTACCGCAGCCTAACCTAAGATGGCTTTAGTAGTCAATGACAGGGTCCAAGAGACAACCACTACGGCTGGTACTGGTACTGTTACCCTATTGGGTGCAGTAACTGGGTATCAGTCTTTTGCAGTTGTAGGTAATGCCAACACCACTTACTATTGTATAGCTGGGCTAGGTACTGCTGAATGGGAAGTAGGTATTGGTACCTACACCCTATCTGGTACAACTCTTGCTCGTACTACCGTCTTAGCATCTAGTAATAGTGGTTCCTTAGTATCGTTTAGTGCTGGAACCAAGTCTGTCTTTGTAACCTATCCTGCTGAGAAGTCAGTAAATCTTGATGCCTCTGGTAATGCCACAGCATTGGGTACTCCTGCTTCTTTCGTAGGTACCAATATAACAGGTACTGCTGCTGGTCTTACATCTGGTGCTGTAACTAATGGTGTATACACAACTGGTTCATATTCAAACCCAGCATGGATAACAGCACTAGCAAATTCCAAGATAACTGGACTAGGTTCTGCTGCGTTGTTAACTGCTGGTGCTGCTCTTGGTGTAGCTACTTTAGATGGTGGTGGAACAGTACCGACAGCTCAATTACCTGCTGCTGTACTAGGCGCATTAAAGTATCAAGGAACATGGAACGCTACCACTAACGTACCGACACTAACTTCTAGCGTTGGAACACAAGGATATTATTATGTAGTCGCAACCGCAGGAACTACTAATCTTGACGGTATAGCGTCTTGGGCAATAGGTGACTGGGCTATATTTGGTACTGCTACATGGCAGAAGATTGATAACACAGATGCAGTAACTAGCGTTAATGGGTACACAGGAACAGTAAGTCTGGCATACGCTGATATAGCTGGTGCAATTCCGACTTGGAATCAAAATACAACTGGTAATGCTGCAACAGTAACAACTAACGCTAACCTAACTGGTGGAGTAACAAGTGTTGGTAATGCTGCAACAGTGGTGACTAATGCCAATCTTACAGGTGAAGCTACCTCTACAGGTAACGCAGTTACTCTGACAAACTCTGCCGTGATAGGCAAGGTAATTACTGGTTATGTTTCAGGCGCGGGAACGGTAGCAGCTACAGATACGCTTTTACAAGCCATTCAGAAACTTAACGGTAATACCGCAGGGATAGTCAGCGAACCTGCATATTTCTTAGCAACAATGATGGGATAAACCATGACAACCTATACAAATACCTCTTATGTAGCAAAGAATGTGGGGACAAGCGCATCCACCCTTGTGACAGTTGCAGGAGCTACAACAGCAGCCATAACTAGCTTAGTAGTGGCAAATACTACAACTTCCCCTATAACAACAGATGTGTACTTCACTCGGTCAGCGGTTGATTATTATTTAGTAAAGACCGCGACTGTACCAGTAGGAGGGTCGTTAGAAGTCATGCAAGGCAACAG